GGATGTCAGTCATTGCCTGTCCTTTTGTCGGTACTCCGACCTTAGAACATAGATCAGGCCTTAGGTGGGATTTCCCCGAAAACCTTTAAGAATGCGGCTTTAACAAAGATCACCGAATCGGCGGCCTGTGGGGTTATCTCGATATGGAACCAGTCGCCACCAGGGCTACCTGAAACCGTTGGCTTGCTGTATTTTTTCCAAGCCTGACGATCGCAACGCCATGCGCGACCGTACGGTGCAGGGAAATAGTCAATAACCATTTCAATGCCCAAATCGTTGGCATGCGCGCACAACAGTTCTACAAACGGCAATGCTGCTTTGCGTGATGCGTTTGGGTGACGTTCACCGCCTCGATACGACAAGTCAACCGCGCGACCTGTGGCATGCACAGACATTGTGCCTGGCTTAGAACGCACATCGCGCACACCCCAACTGCCGTTGTTCGACATTGCGTTGTTTGAGTGATGCAGTACTTGCTTGATAAATTCATTCATGCCGGCACGTGGGCCAGCGGATGCGCCATCGCTGTTGCCTGTATATGGCCTTGCGTTGGGGTTAGCTTTCGCTGTTGCCACGCCCAAACGCCAAATCTTTAGGGTTTACGTATCGAATGAGTACAGGCACAAGTGCGGCTATTGCGGCTTTGCCTAGGTCGGCTGGGTAGGTGTTGCCGGTGGAATAGACGGCAATAACGGCTGCAATGATTGAGCGACCGTAGGACGCTAGTAGGGCTTTGTCTTTAGTCTTCATCGTCTTTGCCTTTCGTTTTGTTTTTCAGTCCGTTGGATGCAAGTAAACCTATTAGACCGCCAGAGAGTGTCATCAGCATTGGGTTAAGCACCGAAAATGCTTCTGCATCGTTTGGCGCTTGCTCAAGTGGCTGGGTCACAAAAAGCAGGCCGTAAAGCAATGTGAAAATTGAGCCAACAAATGCAAGCGTCAGACCGATGCCTACGATCAGGATTAGGCGTGCTTTAATTTCTTCGTTGGTGTATTTAGGCACAACGACCTGTCCCAATTTGTATATCGCTTGTCATGGTTACTGCTTTAGAGCCTGCACGTTGGCAATTTACGCGTTCACGGTCAGCGCAACCAGAACAACCCCACACAACCACCGCTATTAAAGCGACAAATCCAACAAGGTAACGCCAACGCATTATTCTGGTATGTAATCAACTTGACGCTGTATGAACTCTTCGTATTCGGCTGGTGTCATTAAACGGACTACACCGTCAACTTGAACATGAACCTGATCGTGTGGGTACGCTGCGATTGCTTCTTCGTATGTCATAAGTGGTTAAGCCTTGTATCCGTAAACTTTAATTGTTCCGCCGGTAAGCGTTCCTGATGCTGGGGTTAACGTAAATGCCGTGTAACTGGTCGTGTCTGCCAAATAACCAGAATGTTGACCGCCTTGCGTGAGGCTTATCCACATGCCGTTAATCAGCGTGTATTTTGCTGCAAACGGGTTAATCAGGTCGCAAGCAAGGTTGATGTAGTTTGCGTTTACGTTGCCTGCTCGAGCAAAACTGGTGGTGTTTGATGCCGCACCAGAGTCAACGGTTCCTGTTGAATAGTTTGCGCGGACTGCTGCTTCGTAATAGCCCGTAGCGGCAGCTCCTAATTGCAAACCAAGTAACGCGGTTGCTGAACCGACACCGCCGTCAACAATTATTTTGTAGGCGTTATAGGTTGCGCTGAATGCGCCTGTAACTGTTACCGATGCAACTGTCGTGCCAATCGTCTGGGTTTTGACAAGCGCCAATCCAGCAGCGCCGTCCAAATAACTCAAATTGGCATTAAGCGAACTGGCGGTCAAGACTTCGCCTGCGGTGTATGTGGTGAGTGGCATAGTGCTCCTATCCTAAGACATTTAGCGCATCAAGTACGCCATATATCGCGTCATTCAATATGAACTCGTAAACAATTGTGGTTGGCGCCGTGCTGTACAGGATGCTGTGGCCTGTGCTGAAATCCAGCCGATGTTCGATACCCTCAACCGACAGCTCTTGGGCCAATTGGGTTGTGCTGGCACCGCTAGGAAACGTCTTTTCTATGCTGATCGTGTCACCAATATCAACGGTTGCCAAAATGTCTTTTTGGGCTGTCGTTAGCATCAGGTATTTGGTTGCCACGGATGTGTAGCGCGGTTCGGGTTCTGGGTTGAGCAGATATTCGGCAGCCGTTTGAATTTCGCCAGCGTCGTGTAGCAGGCTGTTAGTAATGCTTGAGGTCTGAATAAAATATGTGGCAATTGAGCCAGCATCGGTTGCTGTGTAACTGTCGCCATCTAAACCTGTAACAACTGATCTGTTAATTACCGAGTCCGCTTCAAATGAGATGCCGACGCCCTCAAACTTGTACCCCGTGCCGTCATCCTTAAATTCTGCTAGTGGTGCGCTTAGTGTCGTGCCGATGCGCTCTTGAAATGTAAACACGCCAGCTCTTGACATAAACACGCGCCCAAACTCGGCAGTTTCGTTGATTTGTGTTATGTATTGCAGCACGTTTGTTCCTGCCGAAATGTTGTATGCGCTGTCGTGGCCAAGGTTCACGGTGCCTGTGGCAATGTCTCGAGAGCCTGCAGGGAAATCTACTTCTGGCAGGTCTAGGACTGTTTCTATGCGTTCTCCTGATGTTTCGGCGGTTACGTTTAGTTCGTCTAGATAGGTTTGTGCCAATAGATAGAACTGGTCAGCGCAATACACGGTAACGGTGTCTAACCCGCCGAGCGCAAAGTTGTAGTCATAGTTCACGACATAACCGCTAAACAATGATTCGGGCACATTGGTGTTGTTGTAACGGATGAGCTGTACCGCGCGCAATGGGGCAAGCCCAGGCTTAGATTGCGGCGTGTCGTAATACGGGCTGTTTTGGTCAAACGGGTTAAATATCCCGTCCACGTCCTGAATGGTAAATGTCATTGTGCCGGCGCTGAACTGATCGCCCACGTCACGGCGACCGCGCCGCACATTGACGTTTGTTACGGAGTCCATCACGTTGGCAAACTCGGTGGTTCCGTCAAGCACGTATGTGGTGTTATCCAATACGCCTTTAAGCGTGTCGTCAAGGACGAACGCGTCAACCTGAAAACCTGTAGCAATCTTGAGGTCATAGTTGCCTGAATCAACAACTGCCACGCCAGGCATCACGCCACCTGTAACTGCAACGGCCCAGCGGAACGCGAATAAGCGCGCAAAGCGTTAACGACCGACTCACCGATTTCGGCGCTAGTAGCGAGCCCGCCTGTGACGTTGATGGTCACTCCCCCGCCACTATTCAGGCGGTCTAATGGCACTACGGCTTCTGGGCCTGCTTCGCCGATCAGGGCAAGAGTAGGGGAGCTGACAATTCCACCTTCGGCCATGCGCGGTAGGTTCATGCGACTTGCTGCTTGTGTTGCTGAGTTGCCACCAATGCTAGGCAGGTTGACGTGGGCAATCGTGTTGATGTCTGGCGCAATTGGTATGGCGTTGTAAGCCCGAATGATGCCGTTGACCATCATGATCGCACCATTGACTACAGACTCGAATGCGCCAAGTATGCCGTTAATGATTGCGTTGACGCCAGTCTTAAACCAGTCAAACTTGTTGTATGCCACGACCAGCGCGGCAACCAGTAGCGCGACGCCTGCAGCGATCAGGGCAAACGGGTTGAGCGCCATGGCGATGTTTGTAGCGACGATTGCAGCTGCGACTAAACCGATTGCAGCAGCGATAGCCAAGAATGCTTGCGGATTATCTTGAGCCCATGCAGCGAACTTGTTAAGCACAGGCAAGACGGCTTCGAGCACAGGCAACAACGCTGCACCGATTGACTCTTTGGTTTCGCCAATTGAGTTCTTGAGAATCTTCATTTTGCCCGCAGCGGTTTCGGCGCTGGTTGCGGTAGCACCACCAAAGGTTCCACCGAGCACGTCCATGACTTCGTTTAGGCTTGCGCCTTCTTTAATCATCGTTGACATCTCTGGGCTTAATGATCGGAGCGCCTTAAAGTTGCCCTGGTATGCCTTGGCAAGCGCGTCAGCGACGCTGGCAGAATCCATGCCGGTGGCCGTGCTGATGTCCATGACAAGGTTCATGTCGTTCATGGCAATGCCAACATCTTTGGTACCGCGCACAAGTGCTTCTAATGCTTTGCGATAGTCGGTGTCCGCAACGCCAGACGCTCGACTCATAGCAGAT